CCCTCGGCACGGCCACCAGTTCGGCCACCACGATTCGCGTCGATGACATGGCCGGTGGGTGCATCAGCGTCGGCACCATGGTCACCGCTGCCGTCTCGCTCCAGTGCTGGGGCTCCATCGACGAAGCAGGCCCGTATGGCCGCATCTACGGTGCGGACGGTTCGGCCGCAGACGTGACGCTCGCCCCGAGCACGACCGACGGCCGCGTCTACTCCCTGCCCGATGCGTTGTTCGCGGTCCCGTACGTGCGCATCGTCAACGGCACCACGAACTCGACCGGCACCATTGGGATAGTTGCCTTCAAGTCGTGAGCCCGTGCCAACGCGAATCCCGACCTACCGCCCGCCGCGTCTCCGCTCCGCGTCGATCCCAGAGCAGCGGCCCAATGCCGCAGCACGCGGCTACTGCGACACGCGGCACAAGGCATGGCGGATCGCGGTGCTGACCCGCGACGCGTGGCAGTGCCAGGACTGCGGGCAAGTGTGTGCCGACAAGGGGCAAGCCCACGCGGACCACATATCGCCGGTCGTGCATGGGACCGACGCGTGCCAGGATGGACGCTCGCGGTATGACGTTGCGGGCGGGCAGTGTCTTTGCCAGGCGTGCCACCAGCGGAAGACCAACCGAGAGATGCTGCACAACTAGGCAGTCGACTGCACAAGGGAGGGGCGGGGGGAGACTCCCCAGGGGTGGCTGAGGAAAACCAGAAGTCCCCATGGGAAAGAACGGCCGCAAGTTTTGCATAGGGGGGTATCGTCAGGTTTTCCGTCCGCAAAAACAGGCACGCCAAAATGAACATCCGCAACCGCGTAAAAGCCCTCCGCACGGTCAAAGCGTCGGAACTGGCTCCGAACCCGAAGAACTGGCGAACCCACCCCAAGGCTCAACAGGACGCTCTACGGGGCATCCTGGCAGAAGTCGGCTACGCCGATGCCTTGCTCGCCCGCGAACTGCCTGACGGCTCGCTCATGCTGGTGGACGGACACCTCCGGGCCGAGACTACGCCAGAGCAGGAGGTTCCGGTCCTGGTGCTCGACATCAACGAAGCGGAAGCCGACAAGCTGCTTCTCTCGCTCGACCCGCTTGCGGCGTTGGCCGAGACGAACGCCCAGGCTCTTGACGCCTTGCTCCGCGAAGTAGACACCGGGAGCGAAGGGCTGCAGGAAATGTACTCTGACCTTGCGGAAGCCGCGAAACTCTATGACATTGACGAAGCCGCCCCGCCAGAACTTGCCGATGGCGACCGGGCTCCGTTCCGGCAGATGACGTTCACAATTCACGACACGCAGCACGAGACGATTGAAGAGGCGATTGCCAAGGCAAAGAAAGACGGCGGCGACGCCTCGGACGTGAACGAGAACAGCAACGGCAACGCTCTGGCGTTTATCTGCAAGGCGTACCTCGATGGCTAGTGCGAAAGACTTGATCGTGAAGCCGATCTCGGCGGCCGACGCGAATCGGATCGTCAAGTCGCTGCACTATTCCGGCAAGGTCGTGCAAAACTCACAGCTTCACCTCGGCGTGTTCCTGAATGGCCGCTGCGGCGGGGCGATGCAGTTTGGGCCGTCGCTCGACAAGCGGAAGATCCAGCCCCTCGTGTCGGGCACGCTCTGGAATGAGTTCCTCGAATTGAACCGTATGGCTTTCGCGGATTGGCTTCCTCGCAACAGCGAAAGCCGGTGCATTGCCTACGCTATGCGATGGATTCGCAAGACGTATCCGCACATCAAGTGGATCGTGTCGTTCGCGGATGGAACGCAGTGCGGAGACGGGACGATCTACCGAGCGAGCGGGTTCGTTCTGGCAAAGATCAAGCGATCAACGGATCTCTGGAGGCTTGAGACGGGAGAGGTTGTTCACGCTCAGTCGCTGAAACAAATCACATTCGGCAACCAAGCCTCATCGTCTCCAGTGAGAGATGCCCCGGAGTTTATGCAACTAACAAAAGGGAAGTGCAGCCCTCGGCTGTTCCTCGAAGCAAAAGGCGTCAAGTATGAAGTTCTAGAGGGCTATCAGTTGATGTACCTCTACTTCATCGACGCGACCGCCCGCGAGCGGCTCACGGTTCCGATCATTCCGTTTTCCGAGATTGCCCGTCGCGGTGCGGGCATGTATCGCGGAAAGCCACGCGCAGGAAGTGCTGGCAGCGGCACGTCGCCCGACCAGGGCGGAAGGGGCGGTGCAACTCCGACCCCTGCGCTTTCATCCAAGGAGGCATCACATGGGCAAGCGAGGCCCGCGCAAAGAGCCGACGATTCTGAAGATAGCCAAGGGCAACCCAGGCAAAAGGCCGCTCAACAAAAGCGAGCCAAAGCCGCCAAGCGATGACATCGCGCCGCCGGAGTGGGTGACCGGCGTCGCCCGCGAGAAGTGGGACAACGTCGTGCCGAAGCTACTCGGCATGGGCGTGATGACGAACGCCGACGTAGATACGATTGCACGATACTGCACAATGCACGAGCAGTTCGTGAAATACCTTGACCAGTGCCGACGCGGGCTTGACGTGCTCGTGATCCGTGACGATGCGGGCAAGGTGAAGTACATGCAATCGACGCCAGCGGCGACGATGCTGAACAAGTTGGCCGCGTCGATGCTGCGAATCGAGCAAGAGTTCGGGCTGACGCCTTCGGCCAGGAGCGGATTGAGTGGCACGCAGCCGCAGCAAGAAAGCATCATCGAGAAGTTCCGCCGCCTCAAGGCTGCCTCTGAGACGGCAAGCTGAGGCGGCCGACGGCTACCGATGGGACGAGACGAAAGCCAAGCTGGTAATCGACTTCCTCGAATCGGTCTGCCACCACACCAAGGACTCCCCGACCGCGAAGGCCGGCGAGCCGATGCGGCTTTTGGAGTGGCACAAGCAGGACGTTATCGAGCCGCTCTACGGCTGGCGAACTGAAGACGGGCTGCGCCGGTATCGCCTCGCGTATCTGGAGGTGCCGAAGAAAAATGCCAAATCGACTTTGCTGTCGTGCCTCTCCATCTGGCACTTGCTCATGGAGGGCGAGGGCGAACTAGGCTGCATCGCGGCGAAGGACCGCAACCAGGCGGCGATCATCTTTGACGAGACGGCCGCGATGGTGAAGCGGTCGCCTGAACTGGCGGCGTCACTCGAGGTGGTGGACTCGCGGAAGACGATCGTCTGCCAGCAGACCGGCTCGTCTATGCGGGTTATTTCGCGTGATGCCGGGGCGGCGGAAGGCCCGTCGTATTCGTTCGTCTTCTGTGACGAATTGCATGCCTGGCCTGACCGCCGTCTTTTTGAAGCCCTTCGCTATTCGGGCCGATCGAGAAAGGAGCCGCTGCTTTGCACGATTACGACTGCCGGCGACCGGCGCGACACGATTTGTTGGGAGCAGCACGAGTACGCGGAGTTGACCCAGGCAGATCCGAACTATGACCCGCGTTTCTACGGCAAGATTTACGCCGCCAAAGCAGACGGCAGCGAGGACTATTTCGACCCTGCCGTATGGGCTCGCGTGAACCCTGGCATGGGCATCACCATGACCGAGGAGTCGTTTGCGGCGGACGCCCGCGAGGCGAAGAACAAGGCCACGAAACTGAACGGGTGGCTTCGCTACTCGCTGGGAGTGTGGACGGAGTCCAGCCAGCGCTGGCTGGACCCCGACAAATGGGCCGCATGTTCGCAGCCTCCCCGGTCGCCGTTTGAGGGGCGAAAGTGCATCCTCGGGATGGACTTGTCCAAGTCCACGGACCTCTCCGCGATGGTCGCTCTCTACCCGTGCGAGGGCGACGAGTTCGAAGTGGACGCGATGTTCTGGGCTCCCCGCGACCTCATCATGGAGCGGGAGCGAACCGACCGCCAGCCGTTTCAGCACTGGGTGAACCAGGGCCACATCACGGCGACCAGCGGGAACATCATCGACCACTCACAGATTCGTGAGTACGTCTTGGAGTACGCCAAGACGCACGAGATCGAGCACATCTACATGGACTTGTCCGGTGCGGTGCAGTTGGCGGTGGAACTGCAAGGGGCGGGGCTGAAAGTGGCAGGATGGAGCCAAGGCTTCCGGGGCATGAGTTCGGGCACGAAGCGGCTCGAATCTCTCGTGCTTCAGAACCGGATCAGGCACGGTGGCAATCCCGTCCTGTCATGGATGAGCGCGAACGTGACGGTTGAGACCAATTCGTTTGAAGACGTACGCCCGGTGAAAAAGAAGAGCACGGGTCGCATCGACGGCATCGTGGCTCTGATCTTTGCCCTGGGTGGCTGGGAGTCGTCGAAGATCACCAACAAGCCCTCGGTCGAGCCCTCCATCCTCATCCTATGATCGCCCAAAACACCCGCATCCTGTGGCTCCCTGAAGGCGATTCCCGCAGTTGGGACTACGAATCCGGCGGCTGGGCTGGCGGTGGTCGCAATCCGTCTGGCGTGCGAGTTGACCCCGAGAGTGCCTTGCGGGCGACGGTCGTGCTGGCGTGCGTTCGCGTGCTGTCGGCGTCTGTGGCTGGCTTGCCGTTGCATCTCTATCGGCGGCTGGCTTCGGGCGGCAAGGAGTTGGCCCGCGAGAACCCGCTGTATCGGGTGCTGCACACGACGCCGAATGAGTGGCAGACGAGCTATGAGTGGCGGGAAACGCTCATGCTCCACTTGCTTACCCATGGCAATGCGTATTGCGAGATTCGCGGGGCTGGCGAGTCGCGGCAGTTGATTCCGCTGCACCCCTCGCGGATGAAGGTGGACCGCCTGCCGACCGGGCGTCTTCGGTACACCTACCGCGAAGACGGCGGCGCCTCGACGGCCTACTCGCAGGATGCGGTCATGCACCTGCGATGGCTGTCGGATGACGGCGTCAACGGCATGGTGCCGGTCGAGGTTGCGGGCGACGCGATTGGGTTTGCGCGTGCCCTGGAGATCCACGGGGC